TTGCATACTTCCAAGAGTTCTTGGCATACACCATAAAACGGAATTCACCACCAGGTACCACCAACTTGTGAATCTCTTGGATGTGTTGAGCAATGTTGGGCGAGTGATGTATGACACCATAACTGTACACAAGATCAAACTCACCAAGATTTTGTATTGAGATTTCATCTGCTGGATCAAGCAAATTGATATTGCGAAAGTCGCCATGCAATTCTAGAGTTTGGAATCGATCACGGCAGATGTTTAAACTAGCATCACTGATGTCAATGCCAGTGTAGTCAGCACCATGGCGCACAAACTGTTCAGCATCTGTGCCAATGCCGCAGCCAATTTCCAACACTCGTCGACCTTGCCAGCGATGAAACTGTGCAAAATCAAGTATGTGTGGTTCCACACGATATCGACGTGCAGTGACTTCTTCAAAGTATTCAACAGATCCAAAAGGTTTCTGACTGTGACGAATGTTACAAGGCTGCCGATTCCAGTAGTCTTGTATTTTCCATTCTAACTTATCCATACTTTTTCCTAGTAGTGGTCATTTGTCGGTTGATATCATTGGCTTCAAGTTTGACCCAAGGATCTTGTTTTTGTGCTTTGACATTTTCCCAAAACGTGGTATCAACACCTTTGTCTCTAAGATATTGTGCAAGTTTTTCAGTATCTTGAAGACGTTTGTTATGCCATTTGTCACTGTGAAAATCTTCGGGGTTATCAGGTTGATTTTCTAACATGGGACGATTAAGGAATGTTTCGTCATGATTATTACCAGTGAGATCAAAACGATCATGTTCGACCCACACAGGGATACGTTCTAAAATATCAAGCATGTAACTTACTTGTGAAATCCAAGCATCGTTGATCTGATGTGGGCTAAGGTATCCAAACACATCAAGCCATTCCCTAGGGATAATAGGGAAGATTGAATAAGGGTGTTCACGATGTGTGTGAACGGCCAAGCATTTAAATTGTCCTTGATGCTTTATAATTTCTTCGTCCCAGTTCTGACTTTGCATCACAGCATCATCATTCCAGAACATAAACCAAGACGCATCACTGTTTCTTGCCAGTTCACTTACATATTCATTGAGACGAATATACCCCAAGGGCTCAAAACTCAAAATAGTGTAGTGTACCCCGCGATCGTCTAACAACGGTTGTAGATTTTCTTCCCAGTGTTTGATTCCAACTTCATCATCATCGTCAAACCCAAGCAAAAATTGTATTTTTGATATGTCGCGTACACGATTAACCAAACTCATCACACTGCGTGTCAACGCCACTGTACGACCACGAGTGGGCAATAAAACTGCTATATCATATTCATATGAATGTTGCTTTTCCATTTATTCTCCAAATAAATCTTCATTCCATTCACGATGACCTTCACGGAAGGCCATGTTACTTTGTGTTTCTCTAACTTCTACTCGATAGCACCAGAGACGTCCTGCTTCACTAGGCCCCCACATGTCAGGAATATACACTCCATTGACATATTTGTAAAGCATATCGGCTAGTCCTTCACAGCCTAATCTTGGAAGAATGGTGAGTTTGGCCATGTTCCGCTCTTGTAGCAGTTTGAATGTCTCTAATTCAGGATCATCCTGTGCCACTAGCAAAGTATGATCAAATTGATCTTCCAATATTGCTTTGAGTTCTTTTAGGCCACCGTAGTCAGCAGCCCAGTTACGAACGTCTAACTGGTCAGTGCCAAAGTAGAACTTCATACTAAATGCATAGCCATGTATTAAATTACAGTGACTATCTGCTCTCCATTGCCTGTATGCGCAGGGGAAAGCATTGTGATACTCTTTGGTGCTGGTATATTTGTATGTAACAGGTTGCATTGATTTTTCCTATAAGTTAATATAGGCTTGCAGAATTTGTATAGCGGGATGAATGCTCTAAAGGCCGCTGTTGAAAACTATTATATATGATCAAACCGTGCCTTGTCTACGTTATAGGTAAACACAGTTAAATATTTTTTGTGATGATGTTCGCTGCTACTGCAATGCAGTTGAGTTCGATCCCAGGACAATACATCGCCCAAATTCCAATCAACGATTTGCTCCACAGTGAGTCCATGCAAATCTTCAATTGGCATATAATTCAAATACTCATAATATGTTTTTTCATCAAAGAGTTGATTGTTTATGTTGACAATTTGACTGTATTCTGTGATGGTATTTTGCCCTAGTCCCAAGACGTTTGATGTTTGATTGATTGACTGTTTGGCTGCAGTTCTTGAAAATTTACCACTGGCCCCAAGCCAATAATTGTCAAAGAACACAGTAGATGCACGGGGAGTAAATTCCAAAGGAAATAAAAAGGCAGGTCCTAACCACTCCGAAGGCCATTCCCGATGCGAGTCTATGTGAACTTTTTGATTATAGGAGCGTTGATGAAACATCACCAACTCATCCACTGCCCAATTAAAGTCCACTAGCTGATTGATGATATTGGTGACAGTTTGTTGCGGCCATGGATCAATGTTCCAGCGAGGATGCTTGCTTGACATGGTAGGACGATGGTCGCTGCGATCATCATCTTGATTAAAATAGTTGTTGAGTTCGGCAATATCCTCGGAAGATACTACGTTTTTGTATACTCTAGCCATTGGGATTTTTGTAACCATCTTTTTTGTAATTGGCTTGCCCGGCAATGACACCACGCACTCCACCAACTGGATCTGCACAATCGCCTGTGCGACGTGGTATCATGTGTACATGTGGATACATTACAGTTTGGCCAGCAGCCTCACCAAAGTTGATACCAATGTTGAATCCATCACACTCACCTTGATCAACCATTTTGTTGCCATGTGTCATGGCCGAATAAACCGCTTCGTTGATTATGCCCACATTGTTGTATCGTGGCACAAACAACAAGTGCCCCGGGGTGACTGGGTAGCGATCACGATAAACCACTACATGAAAGTCTTCCCAGACAATGTCATCCCAGGGAGCAACACCTTGTCGTTGAGCTTGTTCTAGATCAATCACACCAGTCATCGCTTTCCATGTAAACAGATGCTTGTTCGCGAGCAGATTCCATGCTCTCTGCAACAATGGTGAGAGTGGCAACACCGTCCTTGATGTGTATATCAAACGGCACACGGCCCATGGGCAACCAGCCATCGTCAACTCGCAGACGAACTTTGTAGCTTCGCATTTGCTGTGCTCGGCTTATGATCTCTTGAGTGTAGTCGGCTGCTGTTTTCATATCAGTCCCGTGGCATTGATGCTGCTTCTTTGACCAACTCTACAAGTTCTTCAACAGTTGATACTATGATTTTGGTATTCTTCCATTCGTCGTTGTCATCGCGCCCGCCGACTTCAATCATAAATCCGTTGTCGTACATGTTGATAGTATATGCTTCATTTACTTTGACGAGTTTGTCACTGATTGTTGTTGCCATGTTTTCTCCTTGAGTTTATTTTTTCCCAAATAAACCTTTCTTCTTGGGTGGTTCTTTGGGCTTTACATCAACTGGTGGTTCTATCTGCTTCTTTGGTGGTTCTGGTTCAAGCATTTTTTTAAACAGCAAAATTACTCGATCCTTCTCGCGCTCTGAAATTATCTTGACAGCTTCTACTTTGCCTTCATAACTTTTGGCACTGTCTAAAAACCCTTCGGGTACAGCCGGCTTCTTCTTTTTGGGTTTAAGTGCATCTAACTTCTTTTTAAACTCTTCTGGGGTGTCTTCTGTGGACATGGTTTTTATTTCCTATAGTATAGTGAGTTCTCCCACTATACTATGTATCAATTAACCATGTTAAATTATCTCATCATCTAGGCGCAAACTCTTGTTGTAGTTTGATATTGTCCATGAACTCTTTCTTGACACTGGGGTCATCTTTGAATGCACCTGTTAGTACAGTGGTTTGTGTCAATGAACTATGTGCCATGATGCCGCGATTCTCACAGCAACCATGTGTGGCTTGTATGTACACACCTACGTTTTTACTACCAGTGGCCTTCATGATCTCTCTGGCAATGTCATTGCACAACTCTTCTTGCAGTGTGCCACGGCGAGCGCACCACTGAGCAATGCGAGTATACTTACTCAACCCAATGAGCTTTTCAGCAGCAATGATTCCAATATATGCGACTCCGCTAACTGGTTGATGATGATGACTGCACATACTACGAAGCTCGCTGCGAACAACCAGCATGCCTTCATAACGATCTTGCGAGTCGTTTGGAAATGCTGTTGCATCTGGAGCAGGTTGGTATCTTCCTGCCATGATTTCGTTAAAGTACATCTTGGCTAATCTACGTGCTGTACCTTGACTGTTGGGATCAGTTTCACGATCAATCAGCAATCGATCTAGCACAGTTTCAAATGCTTCTTCGGCTTCGTCAATTAGTCTAGATTTCTGATCGTCATTAACATAACCACTGATGTTATCACCGGCCCAGAAACGTTTCTTATCATGTTTCATTTGGGTACGTATTGCATCAGCTAGATATGATTCTTGATAATCTTTATCACCTGCTGTTGTATTTGATGTCGGTTCGTCATCGCCGTCTACATACATTTTTTCATATACCATATTATCTCCGAGTTTTAGACGTGGATGTCTATTTGTGTATTATATAGATTATTTAGATCCGAAGTCAAATTTTTATTCTTCAAAACCTGGCTCCCAGCAATACGGACCTTTTTTCGGCACAGCAAAGTTTAGATAAGTTTGAATTTTTTTCATGTCTGACTCAGATTTTAACGAGCACAGTTCATTGGCAAAATGTAATTCCACGCCCATATCTAATGCCAATTGCAGTAACTCATCGCGACGATCTTGATCATCAGTGAGACTATACATACTGCACAATACAATACCATCAGGGCGTTCTTTGATATAATGCTCAAGACTGGGTTGCCAATCTAAATGTTCGTTTTCAAATTCGTAACTGGTGTAAGCAATTTTGTTTTTGTTACAGTAGGTTTCGATTACAG